TGATTCCACCGGCTTCTCTTACTTTTTCTCCGATACGTGTAGGCTCGGTTGCTGCTTGAATTGATCTCATTTGATCGCGAGCAGCGTCACGAGTCGATTTATCACTAAAAAGTTTTAAAAGTGATTCACTTAAATTTTCTCCCGTATTGTCAATCTTCTCGCCGAGCCTTTGTGCTTGCTGTCGCAAAGCGTTAAGGGCGGCTAGATTCCGTTCTGCTTTTGACACGGCGTTGCACGACTATTTTATAAAATAAGTTTAGCGCCAATTATCCCGAAAATAAATTCTGTCAGAGCGTGATACATCAGGCGGTCCAGGAATAGCCTGAATAAACTCTCCTCCCGAACGCTCGAAACGATAACGAGAGGCAACAGGGTCTCGATAGTTAGGCACGTAAAGCATCTGCGCGAGGCGATCGCATTCGTACATATAGTTCTCACGCCACACGCGAGCGGTTTCTCGTTTGTCTTGGATATTGATTGAACGTGAAACGTCACCAAGAATCGTCTCTTGTCGGCTCGTTGCCTTACCTGTTGCTAATTCAGTAAGACGCTCAGCTTCTTCACAACGTTCGATTTGTTGTACGATCTTGTCGTTGTAGAACTCGCTTGGTATGCTGTTACACGCTTCTAAAAGTCTGGCGTAATCACCTGCAGGCACAGTAGCGATGTTGTAAGCGAGGTGATAAGCAACACGACTGAAATTGTAATCATCTAACTTATAACCAAATACCTGCGCTGGGTTGCGCGTGATCTGGTTAATCGCAGCGTAAATTACCTCACGCTTGGAAGCGTCTGTTGTCGTGGCGTTGAAAGTTACACCCTGCTGAGCCAGATAACTCTGGATCTGCTCTAGTTCGTTTTGGGTTAACTGCGCCACGGGTTATTTAACATATATGTTTTTATTCTACAAACACATCACCTGTAGCAAAAACTTCATCCCAATCAATCCGTTTCACAGCTTTAAGCTGATCGAGTTTATTAAATTTTTCACCAGGGAGACTTTGCTTTAAATCAATAATCTCTTTTGCTGTTTTAATGCCAACGCCAGGTAGAACCTGAGTCAGACCCTCAGCAGTCAAAGTATTAAGGTTGACACGATTATCAGACGGCACTTGAGGTTTGACAACGACCTTTTTCTCAGAACTGGTCTGAGAAATTTTTCGTCGACCACGTCGTTTTAACCCTTGACTGTCGTCATTTTTGTTTTTTGTATCTTCTCCTGGTTGCTCAACTACTTGATCTTTATGAGCAAAAAACACCTTACCAGAGGTGTCGGAGCGCACCATAAAGTATTCACCCTCATCATGTGTTGACAAGACGGTGACTTTGATACCGCTCGGTGCGTAGATCTTGCTGGTCATAACAATCACTATACGAGCAGTAGCATATACCAAAAAGCACTAAAATAGTGCAAGCATAATATTTTTAAAGACAATGCCTGGACAGTTTCTTCGTTTGGCAGGAGGTCTTTTGCAAGGTCTAGGGTACGCTGGAGACGCTCTGGGTTATTACACGGAATCAACTAACCCAGACGAAGAATCTGAAATCCAGAGAGCCCGGAATGCTGACGTAATAATCCCAGGTGAAGTAGCGGCTTCATATTTAACAGGAGGTCTTGACTTTATACCGGATGCTTTGGAGTATGCATCTGCAGCTGGATTCGAACCAAAAGAAGATAATTTTGCTAGGAGGATTCAAAGAGCCGCTCCTCTAGCTAATCCGGAGCATTATTTAAGGCTTTTCTCTTACTACGACATGGGTAAGACAGACTCTCCTGAGTTTCAGAAAACGGTTAAAAAACTCAGAGATGCAGGTGAGCAGTTTTTGAAACCTTTTGAAGATCAAAGTTTAGGCGCTCAACTCAAGCGTCAAGGTCCAGCTTTAGGTGGCTTGATTATGCCAATGCGTTAATTATCTTCGTTTGAAACGCCTGCATCCCACAAAGATCCAAATCGCTGATCCTTTACCTTTTCAAGATTCTCTAAGAATTTAGCTCGCTTCTCCCAGGTGTCGCCGCCTTCAGTGCCTTTTTCTGGGTTAATGCAATCGGCGCTGTTAACCATATTACAAACTAAACCAGCTAAATCTTTCTCGTTACCCTTTGCTCCTGTCGCCCAGTAATGCTGATCATTCAACCAACAAGCTCCACATTTTGGACATTCTTTTCTATTTAAAGAAAAATCTGAAACCTCAGCCATAGTGATCACAACTATGTCTCACGTAGGTTAATAGCGTTATGTGGATTTAAAGAATTTCATTGTTAAATGAACATAAAAAAAGACCCCTGCATAAGCAAGGGTCTGTCCGTGTTCTTCTTGATGATATCAGGAAGGAGAGGTGCTGGTGTAAGTCGAAGACTCAAACCAGACCGTCAGGTTGCAGAGCAACATCTTGACGCTCGGGCGGTTCATCGGGAATGATCCAGCAGACTTCGCAGATTGCGAGAGCCTTATCATCACCAGACAGTTTGTTGGCTGCAGCGCGGGGATCGTAGATACCGGAGCCTTGAGCCAGACCGGAAGCAGAAGCTCCGCCCAGGTCAACCGTGGTGAACAGCTTCCACTGAGTCTCAGAACCCAGAGCAGCCAGGCTGCTTGAGTCAATAATGTTTGTGGAAGCAGTGCTGCCGTTAGCGATAGCGTTGTTGGAACCGGTCAGGGTTGCACCGAATTGACCGGAAACAACAGTACCGTCGTCCTTCAGACCTTCGCCCACAGCGGGAACGAGGGTCAGTTCAGGGGTGGAGTCGGCACCGGCAACACCGGAGCTGACGAGATCACCACCGCTGAGACGCAGGGAAGCACGATAAACGTAAGCAGTAGCAGGAACTTTGATGCCATCGGTGATATCTGCCCGGACGTCCTTGTGGAAGTCGGGAGAAGGAACGATGACGTCAGCATTCAGGAAAGGCTGCTCAGCGCTGTTCTGACCAGAGCCATAAGGCCTGGTGTAGTAGCTCATCTGGTTAGACGTGCCAAGAGCTTGGTAGCTCATGTCCACGTAACCGACGGCTTGTTGTGCGATCCAGCCAGGCTGGAAAATCACGCCGACAGGGCCGCCAATCGGTTGATTGGTGAGGGTCGAGTCGACACCGTTAGCGTTCTGGAAGTTAACGGATTTTTCTTCGTGCCAGAAACGAAGAACGTTGGTGTAGTTGCCAGGGTAGATCTTGGCAACGTGAAGCTGATTAGAGTTGATAGCCATTGTTAGTTACCTCCTCAAGCGTCAAAAGAGTAACCAACGGTCACGAAGTCTGCATTAAGCAGTTCGAAACCTGCATACAGCGACCAGATCATCTGAATGAAGCGACTGAAATCGTCGTTGTTGTTCAGAAGAACTTGGGCGTTGTTGCCGCCAATACCGACACCGACAGCCTGTGGGCCGAAGAAGATACCGATCGCAGCGTTGTAATCCTGGGCAGTGCCAGCGATGGTGGCGTTTTGGCTTTGAGAAGGCATGTTGGTGGATTCGAAGAATCGCACACCTTCAAAGACAAATCCCGTAGGCATGATCGGCTCACCAGCCACAAAGCTGGCTTGGCCGAAGCCCTGACCCATGTAGATAGCAGCGTTAGGCTGCATAGCTGACATGAGAGGATTGATTTGACCGTTACCGGGGTAGCGAGCCACCTCACGGAAGTCACTGTTCTGACGCAGATGCATCAGGAAAGTGGGGTCACAAACGCAACGATAGAAACCGTCCTGGTAGGTCGGGGTGTTGCGCTTACGCAGGGACTTAACCACGCGGAGGAGGTCGTCCTTAACGTCAAACTTGGCTTGCTCGGCGTTGGTGTAGGTCAGAGAACCGGTAGCCAGGTCGCCAGGGAAGTAGTAACCGCCCTGTGAGTCAGAAGACTGACCCTTGGAAACAGCTTTCAGGAGTTCGTTGATGAACACCCGATCGCGCCAACGACGATAGTCATCCAGCAGAGTCAGGCTGCCGATTGACTGGTGGAAAGTGGTGAGGTTGCCGGTATCAAGCAGCAGACGCTGAGCAGTGATCAGAGTCTCACGTGCAACCTTGAAGGTAGACGGTTGAGTCGGATCATTGGAATCAGCAGGACCGGTGTACTCACGAAGAGTCACCAGGACCTTGTCCTTAACAATGTTCCGGCTGTTTGCCGTACCGATGGTTTGTTCGGCAGTCCGCTCACGGGACTCTTTGGAGCCAGGGTTTCCGAAGAACCGGTAACGGTCAAGTTGAACCGTCTGACCAGGCTGTTTAGAGAAGTCATGAACAACGACGGGCTCAGCCGCCATTTCCACGATGTAAGCCGGGTGAGGCCGATATAACTCGGCACCGAGAATCTTCGGAAAATCATTATCGATGAACATCGATAAGTTCCGTAGAAACTACTTTGTAATACTAAGACAGATTTAACAAAGTCAGTATATAAATGTCGCGTTTTTAGCGCTAAATACTTTTTTGATTAGAACTATTGATACTTGAACTGAACGATCGAATCATGCCTCGAACACCTTCTCCTAAAACACCATACGTAGCACCATAATTAGGAACGTAGGTGGACGCCCTTCCGCGATACATACTCCTAATCACACTCTCCATACTTCCTGGAACATTAGACCTTTCAGCCGATGCAAAAGTCTGACAATAAACCGGCGGCGCATACTCCCATTCGGCTCTTGATCCCGTGCCGGAAGTAACAAGGCTGTAGAGCATAGGGTACCCACCGCGTGGATAAGTACCTGCTCCTCCGGTGATACCTTTTGATTCGTCGTTACCAAAAGGTGTATTAAATGGGTCGTAAAACTGAGTAGAAGGAACCGCACCGTTCCAATAAGTGAATGCTCCGATACTTTTTACGCCTGGAATAGGTCCTAATGCTGTTTGGACAGTTGCATTAGCGACATTAATCATCGCTTGACGGCGATAACCGTTATAAACCGTTAAGACACCTGAAGCATGTTGATTATAATTGTCATAATTTGTCCAATATCCACTTATTGTCGGAGGAACTGCTCTCCAGTTACTGCTTTGGTAAATAGGAAGATTAAGAGGAGGTCCATTAAACGTGTAAACAGCAGTTCCTCCCATACCCGCATGAACGTGGCAGTGAGGATAAACAGAACCAGTTTGTCCAGAAGGGACAATAATTTGTAAATATGCTCCTGGGTTTCCTTGACTTCCTGATGTTGTAACACCTGTTGTAAACGGGACACCGCCAGCGTGGTGCCCATCCTGAGTAGAACTCAGTCTAAAAGGGTGAGAGCTCGTAGAACTGTCAGATAAGTCAAATATATAAGTGCTACCCTGATATAAAGTAAGACTTTTTTGAGATACTCCGTCTAAAGCAAACTTATTACCATTATCACTTACGACAGTTACCTCAAAAGTTCTAACTTCTGGAAAAGTAGTAGTTTCTAAACCTAAATCTGCTGCGTAAGACTGAGGCGGTCCAGCGGTAATAACACCAAAATTTGCTCCTGGTTGTGTCAGCGCTACATACGTTTGTTGCTCACCAGATGCATAAACATACCCACTGGATGTCAGTGTGTAAGTGTCTGTAAGATTTAAATCATTTGATGTTCGTTGAGGACCTGACTGTATAGCGTGATAAATATTTTTGTCGTATTTCCAGTTAGTTAAAGCAGAATAAGTCATGTTTAAGGGTTGTTTCTTTCACTCTAAATAGATTTATGATTGAATTAGATACAGAGGGCAAATGTTAGAAAAAGTCCTCAGTATTTTAGTTATAGACAGCGACGTCGTTGGAGGATCAGTAGCAGGATCTGTGACTGAATCAATAATCCACCCTAGAAAAGGCATAAATATAGTTTCTCATTTTGTAAAAGCACTTTGCGTAGGTTGGGCACTTGCTGTTTTTGTATCCCCTGCGATTTCCGAAAGATTTAATTTAAACAAATCAGAATCTGTAGCCATATCTTTCATTGGTGGATATTCAGGCATTCGTCTGATGGTTGCTGCTGAAAATATTATCTTGACTAAGTTGAAAGAAAAAATTAAAGAGTGACATCACCATCAAAAGGGTCGGCAGGTGTTGTGATGACTTCTTCAGCCGTTGGTTCAGGGACAGTGGCCCAGGATGATTGCCTGACACGCGAATCTCGACGCCTGCAGTCGTGACGACGACCATCTTTACGACGTGGTTCCCTGCGACGAGTCATAATCAACCTCTTTCCACAATTTTAGAAAAAAATACCCCGTCAGTCGTTTAACTGACGAGGTTAGTTTACTTTACTGAATAATTTATTCAGGAAGGTTCCATAAACAGAAGCTTGCTGCGTAAAGCTTCAGGTTGCATCTGGCTCAGAACACGCCAAGCGTTTTCAGGTGAACGACTCATGACTTCACCGAATTGTTCCCAGGTTTGACCCGCAGGGACGCCACCTTGTCCAGCAGCGCCGACGGGCGGTGCAGGCATATCGTACTGCTGCTGATAAGCAACATTAGGATCAGAGTTGTAGAGATCCTCGTCGAGGTCAACAGGGACAACTTCAGTGAAATACCGATCGGTATAATCAGCAAGGTCATCAGGATCCGTAAGGATCTGTTCCATGCCACGAGCTACTTCAACGACCCGATCAGTTTTCTGAGCTTGCTCAACAAGCATGTCCTCAAGAGCACATGCATAAGCATTCAGAATGCCAGGGGCTTCGATACCAAAGTTACGAACGACCTCGGCGCTTGCCTCGCTTAGGCTCTGGTCCGTAGAACCCTGATAAGAAGTTTGGGTCCGTGAGACGCTGGTAGGCGATGTCTGCTGAACCGGCTCCTGGTAAGCCCAGGGCTGGACCTGAGAAGGCTGACTGATCTGTGTTGTAGCCTGCTGTGGAGCTTGGGTCTGATACGGTGCTGCCTGGCTGGGGGATGGTAATTGGGTCAGCACCCGCTCCAGGGAACCCATCGCTGCTTCCCAAGGGTTGCTGGGGTTGGAGCTGTACGTTGACGGGTTGTACTGGTTGCTGATAGAAGGTTCCGAAGCCGGTGCCGCCTGGGACGGCGGTTGGGCTGTAGGAACCGAAGCTACCGCCGGGGTAGCTCCTTGGACCACCCACTGAGGGGAGGCGGTTGTTGAGCCCTGGTCGCTGATTACCGCCGGGGCTGCCGCCGGGGAGACCGGGCTCGGGGTCGAAGCTTGGATCTGCTGGCTCATAACTACCCGAGTAAGTTAGTTCTTCCGCAAGGTGGTCGAAGGTCCTGTAAAGGAGCGGAGTGATATTCAGTCGTGGATCAGCCGCTAAAGGTTGATCAGGCGCAAGAGGGTGCGGAGACTGCAACATCTGGTTTAATAATACCAGGAACTGCTGCATTGACGACTGTACTTGTCCAACCATTCTGAAAGGAAATCCTTTCAACATTTCAGCTCGTTCAGATTCATTTTTATCAGGGAAGAGATATTTAAGAGCTTCTACGCTCTCAACACCAAGTTCTTGCATGTTTCTGACGACCATAGACTTTTGCAGGACGTCATATGCAGTATCTTCGTAAACATCTCCTTGATACCTGTAACTTACGTTGCGGTCACCGTCTTCAGGAAGTCCAATAACTCCACGCGGTACTTTGTTTTCACTTAAAGCTTTTTTAATTTCTTGTTGTAACTTGCTTTCGAAACGATTAGAGGCTTTTTTAAATCTTTCGTACGATTCTTCCGTAATTTCTTCAGGTGGTTTTGGTTCTTTTAAGTTCGCAGCCGCAATAAAGGACTCACGGAAGATAGTTTCTTGATGATAAATCATCATCTCTAGAAGAGAACAGAAACCGTAAGTAAGAAAACTTTTATTCTTACGTGTAGCGGTTGCTTGGGCACGTCCCATCAAACCTTTAATTTCAGTAGCCGTCGCACCGGCTGAAATTGAGATTTCATCGACGCCGCCTAACGCTGTACGTATTTCTTCGCGTAAAAGCAACGCATAACGGTTCATATCACCGCTAATCGGGTCCGGAGTCATGTAACCGACTCGATCCGAAGGCTCAACATTGGCAATANTGCGTGGNACACGCAAACCACCACCCATGGCAGAGCCAAANGGCTCGNNTACACGNGTAGAAGGCGTGTTTTGACCAGCAAAACCNGACTGAGAGCTGATTGTGGGGCGGAAAGTGTT